GTGGCTTTGGCGTAGCGCGGTAGAAAGCGGACAAGGATCCTAGAGCCAGGCTCAGACTCTAGGACCCTGTCCGTCATTGGGGCCAAAACGGAACTGGTGATGTCGACTGTCGCCATGTACGCCACGCCGTGGGACGTGTACGTAAGTGTGAGCGGGCAGAGCAATCCATCCACGCGATGAATGTACGGCTCGTCCGCAAACAGATCAGTGGGGGGTTCTCCACCGTCTAGGGTTGCAGTCGTGACCAGCCAGAACTTGGGCCCCGGGTAAGTAAGGATGTGTGGTTGTGCCTTGAACTTTCGAGGGAAGAAACCGGTTCTGTTTTCGGGCCCATTGGGTGCTTCTAGGCCCAAGTCTTTGAAGCCGGTGTGCATCACTCGGATGGCGTGAGGCAGTTTCCAGATCCGTTTACTGCCGATGAATGACAACGTGCATGTTGTCGGATGTTCTTCCGCAGGGGGCAGGAGCTCGTTGTTACGATCCATGTGTGCGCTACCGAACTGGAGACTCGGCTCGGTTCCTGGAGGTCGTAGGCGAGGACGCCACATGCACTCCCGCCCCCGAATGGAGAAGTAATGGGGAGGGGGTGGATCTTGTGGGACCCACCCCCTCTACCAGTGGGGGGTTTGATTAGGCCTCGGAGAGCAACTTGTTCACGAACTCGGTCTTGTAGACCTTGCTGGATGCGTTGCCCTTACCCTTACGATACTGGCAACGGACGGTCGCGACAACCTGCTTGTTGGATCCGAGGATCTCCATCACCTTTTCGATGGCGTTGGCCACGTCCATACCATCGGACGTTCCGACCTTGCATCCAAGCAGGGTGGAAAGGTGACCGCAGAATCGGTTGCGTTCGATCTGAAGACCGGTACGACGGCCTTCGGCGGTGACGGCTGCTGCGTTCTCTGGGAAGGTGAACGGTGCGCCACCCCACACGAGTGGGTTATCGGGGTTGGTTTCGTCGTTGAGGAGTTGGTAGCGGAAGCGGAACTCTGTGGCAGAGAGTTCAACCTGCTGACCTTGGTCGGTGGTGAAACGGTAGTTCGCCTTCTCGTTGATTTCGAGGGCGAGGACATAGCAATCGTGCTCTCCCTCGGTCGGCCATTCACCGAGACCCCCGATGCCGGTGTCTGGGTTTGCGTCGCCGAATGCGGCCTTCTGGGATGCGAACATTGCACTGATCTTTTGGCTTGCCATGACTGACTTCTCCTGACTGAAAGGTTACCAGCGTTACGCGCTGGCATTGGTGTTGTAGTTACGAACGAACTCTGCCCATCCGCCGGTCTCTGGAAGCTCGAATTCGGCGGGCATCTTGACACGGTGCTTGGTGATTCCGGCGAGTGGCTCGGAGTCTACTGAGAAGATGTGTCGCTTTCGCTTCTCGGTCACCACCTTGGGCTTGAGGACAACGGTCTTGCCGTCGCGCACGATTGGGGGTTGTGCGACTTCTCTTTGTTCTGTGACCCATTCGGAAGAGATTGCTGCGACCATCTCGAACAGCGGATAGAGCCGCTTGTAGAAACCATCGGTGATGGTGAGTTCCGGTTTGAAGGTGTACTTGTCGTCGCCGAGAGGGATCTTTGCGTTGACGACGTGACACACAATGTACACGCCGTAACCGAACCGGCGTAACGTGAGGCATGTGTCAATCACCATGTCGTAGAGTTGATCCCATGAACGGCGACCATCCATCTCACGCCAATCTTTCTTGTCGTTCGAGCGGGTGATGTAGTCCTTGAGCAGGGGGATCCACGTGCCGAGCGAGTCGAAGAAGACGGTGGCTGGTCGTGGCTGATTGGTCTTAGCCATGTTGCACAGAAGGTCGACCTTTGATTGGACGGCCTCCCATGTCATTACGAGAGGCTGTTGATCAACGTCGATAGGTTGGCCTTGCGGATTGATACCGGGCCAGATGGTGGCTTGCGGATCACCGAGCGAGGAGGTGCAGTCCATGTTGCACACCCACGAGTCTGGGTGGCTATGGATGAACTGGGACTTTCCTTCGCCCGGAAGCCCACAGATGAGCCCGAAGAGCTTCTCTGGTGGGTGCACCATCTTGACGCCGGAGAACCCGAGTCCTGCGTAGCGTTGTTGTGGCAACTTTCCTGCGTGTGTTGTGACGGTCATCTTTTACTCCTCAAACCCAGGCATCCGAACGTTGGAGAATACACCTCCAGTGGGGGGCATAAAGTTCATCGGGATCTGGGTGTGTTGTGTCTTGAATGTTTCTTCGATACGGGGCTTTGGTTCTGGAACCGGCATGCGGTTCATTCGGACAAAGGGGCCATCGATCTTGACGGTCTTGGTGACTCGGTAATCCAAAGACTTGAGCCACCCGATCATCTTGGTCTTAGAGACAAGGCATTCGTGGGCTTTGTTGAACTTGGATACAAGATCGGCGATGGATGAAACGCCGTCTTCAAGGATCGCGTCGACACGTGGCTTGATGACGAGTCGAATGTATTCGGCCTCGAACATCACGTGCGGAGACCGGGCTCCAGGCTTTCGATCATCCCGTCGAACCCGTGCGGCTCGGGACTTTCGGGAAGATCCCCTGCGTCCCTGTGCGCCACGAGGAAGTGTTGTGCCTGCACGAGGCTCGGCCACTCCTTCGGCTCCGTCAGATAGAAGGGACTGTACAGGGCCAGCTTCGAGCCCATCCGCAGGTGATCGATGTTCTTCAGGAAGTTGCATGGGTTTGCCTCGCGTGTTGCCATATCGTAAATCATGGCAACACGATCACAATAGGACAATCTCCAATCTTTGTCAAGCATGGTTGATGCGTGTGTGTACGAAATGTTGATTGGCGGATCGTTGACGAAGTCTGGTGCACGGTCGAGGTATTCGCCTTCGCCTCGGTACCACCGGCTACACCGCTTGATGTAGTTGTCAATAGACGGTTCGCCTTGGAATACACGCTCAGGTTTCTTGCCGGTGCGTTCGTGCAACTCCTGTAAACAGGCATCCATGCTGCCACAGAACGGCTCCGTGTATGGGGGATTAGTGAGCCACTTGATGACATACTCACCTTGGTCTTGAAGGTTGACGGGTGTGCGCATGATGCGTCCAGCCACGCCGGTTCGTTTGCCTTCGGATTCCCAGTGGAAGTTGCGGTCTGCTTGTCCGAACTGGATGGACGGCTTGAGGATGGCGACGTGCATCATGCCGCCGATCTCTACGCCCTTCGGCAAGTTGTATTCCTTTTCGAGTAGCCCGCGATCATGGAACCATTCGAGAGCGTGAAGGTAGTGCTGCGTTTGAAACTCTTCGCGCACCGTAGACAACCTTACTAGTGGGGGGGCCGCAGTTGTCTTCGCGTCTACGATCCACAGTTTGTTGGTCTTGCGGTTGAGGAGGAGAAGATCGAACTGTGCGACCTGCAGTGTCTTTGGGTGGTTAGGGTTCACCCATGTGAGTCGGACTTCTGCACCAAGTTTGGTGAAGTTGTCAGAGAGGATGTCGAGGGCGCTGTCGTTCTTGAGACACGGTAGATTCTCGAAAGCGTTGTACCAAGCGGACGCGAATGCTTGGTCGATGCGTTCGTTTTGGATTGACTCGGTTCGTGCGTTCTCGGAGACTCGTAACTCTTTGCAGATGTTGTTGAGTTCGGTGAGTCGAGCTTCGCACTGGCGTCGAAAGATTTGCCAACGGTCGTCACGGTCGTAGAGGGCGAAGAGGGTGTGGAAGTAGGATCCACGGGAGAGGGCTTCGGAGTACGAGAGTGCGGGCACGAGGCCGAGGCGTCGTCGTAGGTAGTAACCGAAGGGGTCTGAGAGAGCGGACGAATAGTCAGATGACCGGATCGCTGGGCATCTCGGGATCAGGCCTTCGCTCTCCAGATACTGGCGGGCACTCTTCCCGTGATCTGTCGGTAGGGGTGCGGGCTTTACGTCGGGGGGCATGTGAGTCTCCATCTAAGAACTTCCCCTTGATACGAACGAGGCGATTGTTGACGGACTGAGGGGACTTCAGTCCGATGACATCGGCAATCTGGATCATGGTGTATCCATCTTGTCGAAGCCTCACGATGAGCCATTCTTCCTCAGTGAGTTCAGGAAACTCAGGAGGAAGTTGGTCGGTAAAGATAGCAATGTATTCACTGATTGGGTAGTCTGTCAAGGGTACTTTCGGTGCAACTCCTGTATCGGTGAAGCGGTAACCTTGATTCTTCCAGTAGGCGTAGTGCACGGCGCCCCAAAGGAATGCCTTCAGGAACGTGACCACCGAAGATTTCTCTGGGTCGTAGGTTGTGTTGAGAAGTCGGTGCGTTTGAAGGTAGGCTTCAGAGAGGAGTTCTTCGTGGCACCAGCGTTTGAATCGGTGGTTCCGATGTGATTCCCGACACCACGAAATGAGGAAGCCTAAGTGGTCTGCGGGGTTGCGACTGTATCGTGGATCCACACGTCAGTCCCCCGTTCTCTTTACGCCCCGAGCCTTTGTAAATCCGTGCCGTTCTTCAAAGTCCTTGAGGGCTGCGGGATGAACTCGCCGGTGATTCGAGTACGGCAACCGTATCCCCATCAATTTCCCTTTGTCAATCAACACGGTAACGTATCGGAGAGAGACCCCAAGATGCTTCGCCACTTCACCCGTCGTCAACAATGGCACCCCTGATTCTCCGGGAGTCGCCACGTCGAGGCGGATTCGGTTACGAGCTTTGCTCATTGATGGACATATTGGGGGTCTACCAAGTACCAACCTTCAGGAAGGATCACGCGGTTCTGGCTGAGTTTCCACTCCCCGTCGATAAGGGTGTAGACTCTTACACTTGCATCCGGTCCCACACGAATCGGACTTCCCGGATTCACGAGCACCGTTCTGCTGCAGCCAATCGTTGATGCGAGAGCCAGCACGACGAAGCCGATCAACATCTGGCGTAGCATCCACGGCCACATGACCTCGTTCAATTCTCTTACAGACGAAGTCCGCAAGGGCCAGAACCAGTTGTGCCAGAAACTTGTCAAGCATTGCCGTCCTTCTTAGCATCCTTCGCGAAGATCAGGCCGAGTCCAGCCATCACAGCGGCAATGGCTGTTGCGAAGTCAGGGGTTGTGGTTGCGTCACCGTCGAACCACGCGACGAGAAGTCCACCGGCTGCCACAAGAATGGATCCGATACCAGCGATGGTTGTGTTGCGGTTATTCATTTGTTCCTTTCAAGGCGTTCAAGTCGCGAGATGATTTCAAGCAACCGTGTTTCAGTTTGATCTGCCCGAAGGGTCAAGCCCACTTGTGTCTTCGTGAGATCGGACACGATGCTAGAGAGTTCACGAACTTGTTGAGTTGTAATCTCTAGTTGCTGATCGCGCTTTCCAATGTGTACGAGTGCGGCAACGATGGTTGCTCCAAGCATTCCGACCTGTACCCAAAGCGCAATTTCTTGACGGCGTTGTCGGTTTTCTTGGTTCATAGTTCACCCCAAGAACACACCCATCA